TGAAGAAAAGATTTTTGAAGAGATACTTAAGGTAGCAGAAAACTTAGGTTATTCGGTGGACGACATCATATTCCATGCAGATGAGGTGGGGCAAAAGATAACTTTAGAAAAACTGATAAACACTGCATTCAAGCTAGTGAACGATGAACTTTCATATGACCTTGAAGAGTTACTATTAGTTAAACCTATCCTCGCATAAACTCTCCCTTTTCTTTTTTTAGAAATATTTAAAAATGTAGGTAAAAGAATTTGTGTGGGCGTGTAGCTCAGCATGGGGAGAGCAGTGGTCTTATAAGCCACAGGGCGGAGGTTCAAATCCTCCCATGCCCACTTCAAAAAACTTTTTTCTCTAAATTTCAACTTCTTTTTCTGGGTCAGGGGTATAATAACGGCAGAACACATGGTAACAGTCTTGGCCTTCGTAACCGTAAAGTTTGCATTTGTCTCCTTTAGGATAAGAGGAAAACTTGCAATATCTAAACTTCATTTTCTCACATCACCTCAAAAAAAAGAAAGGAGAGGAGTTTATAGGACTTCGCTTCTCACTATCCAGAATTCTAATTTAGATAGTTCTTCATCACTCAATATCTTTCCTTCTGGAAGTCTTTGTTTGAGAAAGAAATGTATTCCAATGTCTCCCTTTTCGAAGTACACTGAAATTCTGTTCACAGGTATTGGTATTCCAAGTATTCGTGAAAGAAGTTGTGCTGAACCTTCGTGGCCAACTGCTGAAACGAACTTGTTATTTGAAAGTATGTCTTTCGCTTCCTCAACAGATATTTTGTTCAATCTCACCTTTACTTCAGCAACCTTGTCGAAATTTACGGGTACGATTAAACTATTTAGGATGTATATCATTTTTTACATCACCTCTGCATTAGTATAGCAAAGTCAGGTTTATAAACTTTTCAGTGGAAACAGAGGTTATAGGAAATTTGCGTCAAATAGAACATGTGAAGTGCAGTGGAAAAGTGGTGTTTATATAGTGGTTATGTGTATAGGATGGTAGGTGGTAGAAAAATGAACTCAATAAATGTTCACGAAAAAGTAGTAAGAGAAGTGGAAGCAAGAGAGTTCGTATCCGCAGACTCAAAATTCGCAGTCCTAGTGTTGAAAGGAGAGAATCTCGAAATAGACTTCTATTTCAAGGATAGAGAAGAGTTACAGGAACTGATTTCGAAAATAGAAGAAGCATACAAGAATATAAAAGTGATTAAAAAGTAAAACTCTCTCCTCTTTATTTTTTATTTTTTCTCTCTTTTTGAAAAAGTTTATAAATGTGTATGTTATGATTATTTGTTATGGCAGAAGAAAGTGAATTGTTGAAAGAGTTGAAGGAGATAAAATCTGAAATAAAAAGACTGTCAGAAGATGTAGGGAAAATTACTTATATCTTAACCGAGAAGTGGAAGAGGGAAGAATATAAACGTCTTGGTGGCATGAGAAGGGATGTATCAGATTATTTAGATGAAGAAGAATATCATGAGTACATAAAATCTTATATGCATGAGAAAGAAGATGATGAAGAGGAAGTCTAATATTTCTTTTCATACTGAAGTTTGTGTCGTGTTCTGAATCCGTAGAAGTTGTCGTAAACACGGTTAACTGGAATGATACCTTTTTCTTCCTGGGTACTCCATTTCAGCCACCATGAAAAGAATTTGACAAATTCTTCGCCACGAAAATTACTGATATCCATTTCGTGTATTCTTTCGGCATGCTCTAGTATGTCCAGAAGAGAAAATTTGAACTTTCTCGATATAACAATTTCTGTACCGCATTTGCAAACTATCTTTTTAACGACCCCCAAATCAATTTCCTTTGTCCATAATGAGATAAAGTTCTGTAATGCCTGATAGTTTTCTTTTACCCATTTTCTCATTTCCTCTCTTCTTTTCTCAGAGACATGTTGATATTCCCTTTTCAATTGTTCATTCGCACTAGCAATTAGAAACTTGTTTACCAAATTTTCTAGAGTTGAATTGAGATTTTCAGCTACCATCTGTGCATAAGTATTGTCTTCTGAAAAAGGATGTCTTTCTTTAAGAATCTGTTCTAGCTTACCAGCCGCTACAAGAGCCTTTTCAACGTCATCAGAACACTCTATTCCCTTTGAAGTGAAATGTTCAGCAAGAGATATTCTCCACTCAATTGTTCCAAGAAGATACTCAATAAGGTCGAGTGTTTGAGAGAAACCGGATTTTTTCTTCTCTTCTCCGACCAGGTTATATAATTCCTTAGTACGACTGATAACATTATTTTGAATGTATTTTTCTAATTCTTCAGACAAAATTTTCTCACCTCATTCAAAATAACTTTTGATTGCAAAAAGACTATCGATTATATCCTGTTGTATTCCGTTCTTGTCAAAGTTTTCAGGTATTTGAGATATATCGATTTCAATCTTACCTTCTGAAGTAAGAGAGGCCTTTGCAACAAACTTTTCCCTGTCAAATCTGATGACAAGAGTAGTATTTTTGTAGAAGAAGTTGTAGATTTTTCTGGTCAAAATCTTGTAATCAACATTGTTTTCAACTTCCTCTTTTACCTTCCAAAGTTCATTCTGCAATTTTTCTTTCTTCTCTCTCAATTCCCTGAACCTCTTTGCCCGATTAGAAATTGTGAGCACATTCTCCTTTCCTTTCACATTATCACTGACGACAATAGTTGGTTTTGTTGCAGAAACCTCGATGCTTGAGAAAATGAGAGTGTCTTCTGGAGAAGAATATTTTTCCCTGGAAAATGTAGTCTTTACATTAACACTAATTTTGTTTCCACAGACAGGGCAAACAATTAAGTCTGTCCTGTCAGGGATTGAAGTTTGAAAACAGCATGAGCAAACTATTTTTTCAGGATATTCAAAAATATCGAGTTCACCTGGAAACGAAAGTACAAATGATTTTTTCTGTGCCTCCTCGTCAATTTCCTGTAATGCTCTCGAAAAACCTTTTATCGACTTGAGAGCATTAGCAAAACTTGTGAGTTCAAAAAATTCAATTTCTTCCATTTACTTCCTCACCTCAATTTCCTCCTAATCTTTTGGCCTCTGTAATCCAGTATTCGAAGGCACTCTTGGAAAAAATGTTGTTTGTGTCAGTGACAAAGATTTTAACAACATTTCTTGTCCAGTCAACGAAAGCATTGAGAGGAAATGTTTGTCCTTTGAACTCATTTGTCTCCTTCAACCCCAAGAACAGTGTTATAAAGTTCTCTAACTTTTTGCAGTCAGGGAATTTGATTTCGGCTTCCATTTTCTCCTCTCACTCTCCTAACAAGTGAAATCCTTCTCTTTTCAAATATTTCTTCTGAAGTTCTGCTATCGCTATCCACCTTTCATTATCGATTTTCTGAATAAGATAACTCGATTTTATTCTCTTTCTTGCCCACTCGATTCTTTTGTTGAACTTTTCATCTAACTTCTCAAGTTCTTCGTGATACTCTCTCGGAAAACCTTGTTGAATATACTTTGTTGAACCGACACCTCTTATTGCCCACAGCCCTATATGTTTCCATTTAAAGTCTTCATCTTCTCTCTCACTTAAAGAAAACGGTGGAGAGGCCACCTTGAGTGAGTTCACTCCCTCACTCACGGAGATTTGGTTTTCTTTTTCTCTTATTTCCATTTTCTAAATCACCTACCATTAGTATAAGAAGACAACCTATATAAACCTTTCAGTGGAAACAAAGGTCAATAGAACCTTAACATTATCCAACCACCACTTCCACAGAAACCTTAAATAGGGAGCACCAGAACACACGTGCCAAGAAAACACTTCACAAAAACAAGACCACAACATAAACTCCAAAGGAAACAATGGTAACATTTTCTGACACCACCACTTCCACTGAAGACTTAAATACCCCCCAACCACCATTTCCACTGCACCCACGAGGAAACACTTAAATACAATCCTCCAATGGAAACAGTGGAAACAAAGGAGACAAAAAACGACACCACAATTTCCACTGCACAATACCATCTCTAGAACGTTTACTGTTTGTTTGGGTTTCTGTTCTTGTTTTGTCTTATGGTGGTTGTTTATATGTTCTATTTTTTTGTGTTCTTGTCAGTTTATCTTTCTTTTAACGTCTCCTTCTCTTCTCCTCTAACCGCCTCATATCCTTTGAACCTCATTTGTAAGTTTCGTTCGCCCACGTTTCTTCTAATAATATAGAAGGATGCTGTGGTAACTGTCACTGTTTCTAATCCGAGGAAACTTCCATGTGTATCCACATTTTACGCACATCACTTCATTTAATATTGTATCAAATAGTAGTTCACTGTTTCCACATCTAGGACATTTCAGAGACACATTTTTCTCCATTCATTTCCACCCTTCATCTTCTACTGTTACCACTATTTCATAGCCTCTTGCAAGTGTTTCAGCTACCATGTCACCTAACATTTTTTTGGAACAAGATAACAGTCCAATATAAATCAGCACCCTTCTAATATAATTTGTTGCCTTCATGATATCGTCAAATATTTTAATAAATTCTATGTTGGTTGCACAAGGATACCTATAATATATTTTTATATTGTTAGTCTTCATCGTCAAACCACCATTCTGCACGACGGCATATAAGGTGACAGAGTTCACTGAAGTCTATAAACTTTTCTCTGCTGACACCAAATCTTGTCAACCTTTCATCGCCAAGAGAATATTTTGTGTACACTATCTCATATTCTATTTCCTCGTTTTCCAGAGACCTTCTTATCTTTGTAACAATTGAACCGTCTTCTCTAATTTCCTCTTCCTTCTTCTCTTCTACTGGATACGCTTTCTTTAATTTTATGTAAAATATGCTGTCGTCTTTTGTTTCGAAAGGAAAGTCTTCGGGAAGTTCATTAAACTCGTTCCATTTGACAAGCTTATCGAAGAGGCTTTCGTCTTTCATGATATGATAAACTTGGTCTTTTCTAACATAAATTTTATTGTCGACCATTTTATTTTACCTCCGACCGTATCAACAATTTGCCCCATTTATAAATTTTATTGCCAACTATTTTCATTTGCCTCCCAAAAGTGTCCTATATGACATGTGGACGAGGAGATTGTAGAGTGGGTTCACAAGATAATCTTCTGTCGGCAATCCTCTTTTCTTTAATTCGCCTCTTATACCATCTTTTAATGATGCTTCTATTTTTTCAAGATATTCTTCTGATATATTGTAAAATTTCAAGAGACTTTTCAGTTCTTCTCTGATTTTGGCATCGTCTGCGAAAGTGCACTCTAGAACATCGTAAACGGATATTTCGTTCAATTTAATTTGAAATTCGATTTGAGGCAAGGCTAACCTAATTTTCCATTCTCCCATAGCATTTGATAATAAGGTTTCATTTGTCATGTTCATAACGACACTCTCTATATTCTTTCCTCCTTCGGTGGAATGCCAACATACCATGATACTGTCAACATGTCATCTTCTGATAAAACCAGGTTAGATGTAATGTCTTTTTCATATAATTTTTTTCCATTCACATCCAACAATGCTACCAATACATGATATCCTTTAGCCTTCATTGAGAAGAATAGTCTGTACCAGTAATCTGTTATCTTTTCCACGTCAAGTTCTATATAGTCTAATAAGATTTCGGTTTCATCGCCTACTGTTCTCGTTAATTTCACACGTACTGATGGCTTGAAACCTTTTCCTAACGCCTTCACTAACTCTATTTCTCTTTGAGCACTTTCTAGCCACCTGTTCAACTTCTCTTCTGGTGAAATGTCACATGTACAACCGTATGGTAGTTCCTTATAGCATGTTAGACATGAGACCATACTATTTCACTTCCAACCATATTATCTATTTGTTCTTATTTATAAATTTTGTTATTTCTACTTTCTCATTGACTTCAAAATTTTCAATACTTCTGAAAGAAATATGTTTCTCATTAAAAGGATTGCGAAAAAGTATTTGACTGCTGAAAAGATTTCTTCTACTCCAAACAATTCTTTTCTTATCATTTCAACCACCTTCTTTGTGCTATCAGATAATCCTATTCTTTCAACTATCATGGAATAGAAGATGAAAATATATCTCTCGTTTAGAGAGAAGGTTTCATTGAACTTAAAGAATTTGGTTGGAAGGATTAGTTTAAAGTTTAGGCTAAAGACTATGCTTTTTGCGTCAGTTAACCGTTTGATGAAGACAAAGTTTATCCTCTTGTCAATTTTCACCTTTTCCATGAAAGAGGCTAAAATGGTTTTCTTGAAGGCGAATGACATATTCTGTTTTAAAGCGTCCATTGTGTACCTTCTGAAGTATGTTATCTTGTTCATTAACCCATTTGCTTTCATGAAGTCGTTGACAATCTTTGCAATCCTCTTCTGTAAAGAGAATGCTATACTTATTCCTTCAACAAATGTTCTTGTCAGATAATGGTATGGGAATGTAACATTTTCTTTTAGAGAAAAGATATCATATGCTTTTTCCGTGAACCTTGTAATCTTGTACTCTAAAGTTTTTATGTAATCAGACAGCCTTCTTTTAACCGTTTTCGAGACGGTGTCTGAAATCTTTAATCTCATAAACTGTATTGAGTTAAAGAACTTGCTTATTTTTTCATTTGACCATATCCTGTCCTGTACACTTTTTTTAAAGAATGAGATAGTGTTTAGAATGTGAGAGAATCTTATTGTCTCTTGAAAGAACAGTTTAGCTGACTTTAATGGTGTCAAGGTTTCTGATGTCTTGAATCTATCGAAAACCTTTTTGGTGAAACCGAGTCTCTTAAAGGCTTCTGTGAAAGAGTAGGTTGCATAGGCTAAAGTCTTATAGTAAAAGGACATGTTTTCCCTCGCTTTAAGGTAATCGTACAGTTTCTGTGTCAAAACTCCAATTGTACTATATGTGAGACTGTAAACTGTTTTAATAGTTTCGAGAAAGGCTTTTTTAATCTTTTTTCCGAAGTTTTCAACTGACTTTATATTTTCTGAAAAAAATCTCTTGTAAGATACTATTCTATTAAGTGTCTCGTTTAATTTTAATGTATCTGTGAAGGTTTTCACGATACCTTTCAGAAACCATAGACTTTCATTTTGTTTCAACATATTCATGAAAAATCTTTTATAGGATGCAATTCTATTGAATATTTCATTGACTTTGAAGGTTTCTTTTAAAGTGGCAAGAACACCCTTTAATATCTTTAATGAGACCTGTACCTTTACCACATCAGATAAAATATTTCTAAAGGATTTGGTGATACTCTCATACACTTTGACAATTTCAGTTCTCAGTGTAAGTGTTCTCTTTATGAATAAAATTTCAAGAGACTTAAAAGGTTCATAGAATATCTTTAACACGGCATTTTTTCTCTCTTCACCTAATTTGAGGAAATTAAGTCGCTTGAATATGAATACTTGCATGAAAACCTCTTTGAAGTTTAATATGGAAACCGCTCTAAAATAGAAAATCTTCTTAGTCACTTCACTTGTCTTCCAAGCATCTTTGATGCTCTTTTTTAAGTAAACAAGTTTGTTGAGAACAACACTCTGTCTTATAGTATCTGAAAACAGACGTTTGAAACCATATATTATGTTAAGAGAGTAATTTATCTTCATCGCATCTGACAAAATTCTTCTCAGGGAAACAATTCTGTTAAAGACCTCGTTTTGTTTCAATGTATCCGTGAGAAGTTTCTTGTATAAGAAAATTTTATTAAGTATCTCATTCTGTCTGAAGTTATCTGATACGAATTTCTTAAAGGACATAATTCTTTGAAGCGTTTCATTCTGTTTCAATCTATCAGAGAATGGTCTCATGTATGATACAATCTTTGTAATTGTTTCATTTTGCCCCATTATATCAGAAAGCGTTTTCTTATAAGAGACAATCTTATTATATGCTTCGTTTTGCTTGAACGTTTCAGAACAAAATCTTTTGTACCCCACTATTCCCTTGAAGGTTTCAGAAACTTTTGTTATCATGTAGAAGACTATTTTAGAAACCATGTTAGCCTTTTCTCTCACCTGTATCCTCTCTTGCATAACTTTTGATAGAAGTTTTCTAAAATACTCTGTTGTCTTAAAAAATTCTTGGAGTGAAAGAATATAAAGTTTGTAGAGGGAGGTGGAGAATGTTTCAGAAGATTTTAATGTTTCAATCTTTTTTAGAACAGTGTTCTTTCTCAATGTTTCCAACCCTTTTAGTCCATCAAAAACAAGTTTCTTGAACGAACCAATTTTTTGGAACACTTCATTTAATTTGAACACTTCTTTTAAGGAAATACCTTTGAGTATTTTCGGCCACATGCTTTCTATTGACTTAAAAAAATCGTACAGTTGAAGAGAGGTTATTCTGTGAAGAAGGGGAGAGAATGTTTCTCTTATATTGAAAAAGTTTGAATACAGTGTATTAAACCTTTTCACGAAAGAAGGTTCACTTGTTTTAAAATATTCGTTTATTTTAATCGGTGCATTTGTAAACGCCCACTCTTGACTTCTCGTCTGGTTTGAAGTTGCTAAAGTGTTATCGTCTATACGAAGGTAAGCGTATTGACCATTTTTCTTTGCTGTCACGTTCGCTACATAGTCTATTTCAAGGTAGTCTGTCTGGTCTACAACAGTGTATGCGGAAAAAGAGTAGTTTGCTCCAGTGTATGTTGTCCACGATGTGCCTAGGTTAGAGGATTTGCTGACTCCAGTAGCTATTGTAGTCCTAACTGTTCCATTAGATTGAAGTATCTTAATGTCTATTTCAGCATCAACTGTTCCACCACCTGTATAAGCTCGATATGTTGCATAGATTGTTGCAGAGAGAATCTGCTGTATACCGGTAAGAGGGTAAACGAATTTTCCCCAGACTACACGTGCAACGCTTCCAGTTGAGGCTGAAAGTGTTGTTCCACTAGCGTCTGCTGGAGTGTTAAGCTTTAGGAGGCGGTATGTTGTCCCACCTATTGTAGTCGTCTCTTGGTGACAGTATAGTATAGCATCTATTATTTTACCGTCTGTCGTGAGAAGTTTAAGGTTGCCTATTGGCTTATCCATACTTGCTCACAAATTCCCAGTCAGCTAACTCAATATTTATAACCTCAGCATCTGAGCCTTCAATGTAAAATCTGTAACCGCATTTTGGATTTTGTTTCCTTAACGGTAACGTAGGATATACGATACATTCTTCATGTGTTTTCCCATGTTCTGGACAATATTCTTTCAGTTTATCATGGATACTGCATTTGCCGTCTGATGTTAGGTGACTGCATGAGTCTTCATTTATTTTACCGTTTACAAATCCACAGCAGAAACCACACTGTTTACATTCTCCAACTCGAACTATTTTTAATACTATCTGTTCTTCCATAGGATATCACCAATGTTGTCAACATTTCTTTTTATATTCTAGAGGATAATTTAAACCTTTATCTTCTTGTTTCACCTGTTTTTTACGGGCAAATGTATTCTCGGCCACTTTCCATCTAACATCATCTTGTACAGTTTATAGAATTCTCTTGCACCATTTCCCTTCTTGAACCTTTCAGCCCTTCTTCTCGCCTCCTCCGGTTTCAGTTCATTTACTCTCGAAAGTATTTCAGCGAATGCGTCAACACTGTTTGGGACAATGAACCCGCTTCTACCATGTTCTACTATCTCGCTCATTGCACCATTGCATGTGGTGATAACAGGTGTCCCACATGCGAGGCTTTCGAGGACAACATAGCCGAAGGCTTCCACATAAGATACGGGGAAAATGAATGCTTTAGCCTTCTGGAGAAAATGTATTAAACTTGTCCTGTCTGGTGTTGGAACATATTCTATCCCATGCTTGTCCATTAGGGGCTTGACTTTTTCAAGAAAATATCTTCTATGGTCTTGTGAGATAATGTCTCCACTCATCTTCAACTTTACTCCTGCCTTCACACACGCCTCTATTGCCGTTATAGGCCCTTTGACTTCATTAAATCTTGAAACCCATATGACGTAATCTTCTTTGTCATAGCATGGTTGATAGAGGTCTAAGTCTATGTCAGGATATACTACAACAGGATTAACTATTGAAGTGTGACGGTTTTTTGACGTGAAAAAGGGATGTGGTATAGGTTCTTGAACATATGCTCCGAAAGAGCTTTCCATTGCCTTAGCATGTTTATATGATATGGCTACAACATGATGTGGGTAGAAGAGATTGTTTTCGTCTACACTAATCAAGTGTGTTAGTGCCTTTTCTCCCATTCCAACCGTGTTTGCGAAAAAATGTGCACATTTAAAGTTTGAGCCATCGTGTATAATGTCTGATGAGAGAATGTTTTTCAAGTGCATGGCAATGTTTGCCAACTCTGTCTTTCTATCCAAAAAACCCATTTCAGGATGAAGGCTTGAGATTTCTACAAGATTACCGTGTTCTGGTTTCCTCGACAGAGGTGAAGCATATAATGTGACATTGTGTCCCATCTTGTCAAGTTCGTCGACAACATTCCAATAAATTATTTCTCCACCGTAGGCAATAGGTGGCGTGGGATAAAGTCCCATGTATGAGAGAAAGGATATTTTTAGTGTCTCCATTCAACCACCCTATCCTATGAAAGTGTTTCCACTTTTCTTTTCAGCTTCTTCTTCTTTCAAATCTTTCTCCATCAGTTTATCGTTTACTTCTGCAATGTATTCGAATGCACTCATGTATCCCGCTAACACAATCTTCATCTTCTTTAAAGCCCTTTTCACTAGAACCAGTTCATATAAGACGAACAATAGTGTTAGAATCTGGAAGATGAAAAGGTATGTTTCCAAATCTGTCATAGTATTGGATGGACTAACACTTATTTAAAAACTTTTCAAACTGACGCAGTAAAGTTTTCAAGAAACTCTTTCCTTGTTCCATCCTCTTCCTTTGAGTTTGTCATTGACGCTTCAAGTTTTCTTATCTCTGAAAGAAGTTTTGCCTTTCTCTCCTTCAACCGCTCAAGCTCCTTTTCCTCGTCATCAACCTGCTTCTTCAGGTTCTCAAGTTTCGTCTGATACTCTTCTATGTCGGGAACAATCCAGTACAATTGTAGGACTTCAAAAAACTCTTTTATCTCTTCAACATTATTTAAAGTAAATGCGACACTTAACTTCATTTCACGGGGCATTATTGGAACACCTAAGGTGCGTTTAACGTGAACATACCCTTGTATGTTAGGTCAACTGTTTCAGAGTTTGTTACTCCTATAACACTCCAGCATAAGAGCCCCTTGCCTAGTTCAACATCCTCTTTTTCGTCTACAACGAGTTTTGTGGACATGATGTCATTTTAGGAATACAGTGCATTATTTAAACTTTTTGCTCATAGAAATGTTTATAAAAAGATGTTGTGTAAGCATAATCTATGGTCAAGATAGGAGAAGACAAGGACGTAATATTGTTTGTAAGAGAAAACCTATTAAATAATATAGTTGACAAGAACGGTAACCCGGTTAACATTAGGGCAACATTTCCTCTTTCCCTCGCTCAAGTTCCATGTGTTGTCCTCATATTAAGAGGTGTTCGTTCACGTTTTCTGACAGTTGGTGCTACAAGACAGAGGTGGTATGCGACGTTTGAGATACAGGTTTGGGCAAGAGACTTGGAAGACCGTTACACTATATCGAAGTCTATAAGGGAGAGGATTTGGTCTATTGCGAAAGAAAATCTTGCCGACAACTATGTTTTCATGCAGACTACAAGGGACACAATCAATGATGAGGTAACACTTTCTGGTACACCAATCTATCGTGCGACAGAAGAGATAGAAGTCATATATGATAAGACATGAGGTGAGAAAGGTTGTGTGACATATATTTTCATCCTTGCCTCAAATGTGGAAAAAATGTTGAAATGCATTTGGGAGATTTTGAAACACATGCTAACGAAATCGATGTCATCTGCCACGACTGTTTCCTGAAAATGTTGGGTTCTGGAACATATGTAGACCTTTACGAGAAAATGCCTGAAAAGAGTGTGTTATGGATTTATTTTCCAGACGGTTTAAGAGGAGACTGTAAATTTGCTCTCATCATTTCAAAGACAGAGAATGCTTGGATAAACAGGATGATGAACCATCCTAACGACGAGTTTGCGACAATGATAATGGAAATGGACATAAGGTTCGAGAAAAAGAAAAGACATAAGAAAAGGGATGGAAGTCCCGAAACAGGACTTCCTTAAGAAAAACTTTGAGACAGATTATCCTGCTCTACTGCTATGAACTCCTCAGCCCAATCATTTTCACGATACTTTCTGGATAGGTTATGACAGGCGCATACCTTGCTGTTACAATAACGTCTATACTGTCAAAGTTTGGCTGTGGCCATACTGCGACACTGATTGGTCTCTTCACTACAAAGAAACCGAGTGGTGCATATGCTCCTGAAGCGTTTGCTCCTGCGGCGGCAAGAACATAGGCTCTTCCCGCTGGAACGTTTGGTGTAACAATCTGTTTTAATCCAAAGAGTGTTGGTGTTGGAGTTGGAACAGTACCAGAACCTTGAGTGTACACTGGAACGTTAGAGAACAGGTATGCGGCGAACTGTGGAAGTGCCATCAAGTCTTGGTGCTGAAGTGGGTTCATGACAATGGTGTCTGGTTCAAGAGCGTACTGTTGAATTATTGCTTTAGCGTTTGTGATATCGTTGACACCTATTGTCCCACTTCTTGTCGAACTTGTTCCGTCCATGAAAATGCTTGTTCCTGTGGCAGAGAATGTTGAAGTTGTAAGTGCGGCAGAGTTGAATGCGGCTTCAACGTCCTGGTCTATGGTCATGACCAGACGTCTTGCGGCTCGCCTCAACTGGTCTTCTATAATATTCACAATCTGGTCTTCCAATAGTTCTCTTGTAATCCTTACGGCTGTACCAACCTTGTAAGGTGTTACGGTTACGACAGTGTATGGAGTGTAGTCTGAAACAATCTGTGCACCTTCCTCTGTTCTCCCGACTACTGCAACAGTTCTCTGTCCAGCCTGCTTTGGTATAGCGGCTGTGGCACCAACTCTGATGACCAACTCTTGCAAGAGTGGTTTCAGAGCAAGTGCTGGCATTGTAAGCTCAACAATCCTCTTTGACAGAGCAGGATAGAACATTGCACCGGTTGTATCCATCGTGAAAGTCTCTCTAACCATACTCATATTTTATCACCATAGGAGGACTTGGATTGTGTCTCCATCTTGTGATGCGGCACTTAAGGCTATACCTTTTATGACGAGACCGTTTGAGTATGCGTTTGCGACTGTTAATGTGGCAACTTTACCGCTTGTGCTTGCACCAATGTATGAACCGGCACTTATTGCACCTGAAGCGACTGCATCGATTACACCTCTACATAGTACTGCGACAGGTTCTCCTGAAGCGGCGTTTGTTAAAGCGATTCCAAGAAGCTGGTCTGTTGCGGCATTTGTTGCCACAACTGTCCAAGCGGCTGAAAGTTTCACAGCATTTCCGATTGAGATTGTTCCACCGGCTTTAAAGTTCACGATAAAATTGTCTGAATGAAGTGGCTTGCCTTCGAACAAAGGTGGTATTGTGCTCATACTATCACCTTTATCCTAGAAGTCCCCTCTTCTCCAATTCTTTTGACGCCTTGTAGATTTCCTTGAACCATGCTGGTAGCTCTCCTTCGGCTTTTGTTTCCTCTTTTACTTCACCGACAATACCCTTTCCTGAGGCAGATGCTTCAGCAAGCTTCTTCTTCTTTGCTTCCTCTATCTTTTTCTTGACTTCCTCAAGCTTTTTCTTCAATTCCTCAATCTTTTTCTTCTTCGCTTCCTCTTCCTCTTTCTTCTTTCTTTTTTCCTCGATTAGTTTCTTTAGTTCCTCTCTTCTTCTCTTGGCAATAAGTTTCGCCATCAACTTTTTCTTTGCTTCAAGCTTCTTCTTCTTTGCCTCTTCCTCTTCTTCTTCCTCTTCTTCTTCCTCTGGTTCTTCTGGTTCTTCCTCTTCCTCTTCTTCTTCATCTTTCTTCTTCTTTACTTCCTCAGAAAGTTTCTTCACTTCCTCTGAAAGTGCCTTTAGAGCTTTGTCAAAGTATTCTTGAATATTCTTCTGTGAGTCGGCAATCATTTTCATAACGTCTTCGTATGATAGTGGCTTTGGCTCTTTTATTTCGGCTGAGGGAGTAGCAGTATCTTGTGCCTTAAAACTCATACTACTCCCATGTTGGAGACTGTTTTCACTACCATTCCTCTCCTTGGAAATGGTAGTATCATATTGAACATGAGTGTTTTGAAGAGAAGATTGGTATTTAAATCTTTCGGAAAGGGTGGCATCTAATCCCGCCTTAAAACCTACGGGCATAACAATAGCACTCTCGTATGCTGGGAGAGAGACTATACTAATTTCTATCGGCTGAGGATGCCTGATAACAAGTTCTGTTCCACCACATCTTGGACAAGGCTTGTCAATCTCAGTTATCTTCGCCTCCATTTCATTCTTGCTCTTTCCGAGACAGTTTGCACAGTAAACGTCATCCGAGTAAACTTGGATACTACTGTATTTAATGTATCCTAGAATAAGTTTTTTGATGATGTCTTCATCAGCAATTTCTGCCTCGTAAAAGACCTTATTGTCTTCTCTCCAAGCGTTTGTTACAGTTCCAATAATATCTTCAACCCTATCAGAATGGTTTTTTCTCACCTGACAACCTTTCAACTTTTCTGCAACTTCATCTAAGTCTTCTACTGGAACTTTCCACTTGTTAGCGTTCATGCTGTCATCGACTGCAATACCTACTATCTCAAGTCTTGGAGGAAGCTTGCCTGTCCTATTAAATTCTTTCATTAGCTCACTATATTGTGTTCTCGAAACCTTTGGTGCTGACTTTGCAAAATATTTGACTTCCAATCCTCTCTTCAAAACACTCATATGTTCTCTTTTAACCTGTTAGGGATATAAGTTTTGTCGTTTATAAAATCTCCTTTTCTTTAACATAATCCTCCCAATGGTCTATAATATAGTTTTCGAAATGATATACTAGAGCATTTTTGTAGTCTTCCCACACGTCTTTAGCATGTTCTGACACAAGATGGATTGTCATTTCATCCAAGTCCTCTTTCACTTCCTCAAGACAAAGTCTACATTTTTGTTTCACCACACCCTCTTCCTCCTCTTGTTTAAAGTATTCTAGGATAGTGTCAGTGTCAAGTGAGAGTGCAAAGTCTGGGCTTTCAAGAAAATCTTTTAACACATCGGCATGTGTTTTAAGATGTTCAACCATAAGCTCTTCAGATGTAGTCTGCAAATTACATAGTCTGCAAATGTAGGTACTCATACGAATTTATTTTCTCCATGAACTTATTTAAACATTTTCTCAAAAAAACGTTTATATATTCCCTTCCAACTTCATTTAACATAATGAGCCTTTTCCCATACGAGTCACTAAAAAAAGAGGTTGCAAAAGTAAGGAGGAAACTTGGTGAGATAGAAGAACTTGACCTGTCTGACCCAGTCACTTTTATAGAAAAATATGTTAGGAATCCTAAAGACCCAACTAAACCATTTTCTTTCGAGAAAAGAGACTATCTTCTTCCATTGTATCGTGACATGAGCAAGAAGATTGTGATTGTCAAGTCAAGGCAGATGGAGATAACAGAGTTTGCTGTGAACATGCTAATCTACTGGAGTCTTAAGCGTCCTGGAGTGTACGTTTACGCCCAACCTACTCTTCCAAAGGTCGCAAGATTCTCAAAAGATAGGTTGAGGAAACAGATTCAGAGAAGTCCGACCTTGAAAAAGTTTCTTGGAGAAACTGATGTGAAAAGGATAGAGTTCGGTGAAAGCGTCATCTACCTATATTCTACGTTCGGTGAAATGGATACCTTGAGAGGCATTCCAGCAGATGCGGTTATATTGGATGAGGTTCAGGACATGGACATCAGTGCCCTTGCAGTGGCAGAAGAAATGCTTTCCCACTCTGATTTCAAGAGAATGTGGTTGATTGGGACACCGAAGGAGGCGGGTTCAAAGTTCGAGGAACTCTGGAACATGAGCGACAAAAAGGAATGGGATGCTGAAAAGAAAATGTGGATTCCAACGAACACTGACAGGGAAACATATTATTCAGGATACCATATTACGCAGAAGATGGCGATAGGATTGTGGATGACGGAAGAAGAGATTGAGAGAAAAAGGAAAACTTATACGAAACAGAGGTTTGTGAACGAGGTTCTTGGAGAATTCTATTCTGGTATAGGAAGACCTGTATCGTTTGAGGACGTGTGGAGATGTTTCACTCCTCTCATCAAGAAGGGTGTGTTGGAGAAGGGGAGACAATATTATGCTGGAATAGACTGGGGTGTTGGAAGAAAAGCCTATACAGTGTTCGTTCTCATGACGCCAATGTTGAAAGAGTATCCTGACATCTACTACTATGATGTCGTTTACGTGAAAAGAATAGACTATCCTGAAATATCACAGCATGTGGAAGAATGCAAGAACCTTATCAAGAAATTTAATCCTCTCGCAATAGGATGTGATATTGGCATGGGCTATGTCCAGAACCAGGAACTGTATAAGACTTTTGGAAGCATTATCGTTAACGTCCAATACTTGAACAGGCCTGACAAGACTTTTGAAGTTGAACCATCCATATTTGGCACTTTTGCTAAAGTTGATAGGACAACGTGGATAGACCTCTTCTATGACAAGATAACCAAGGGACTGCTTAGAATATACGAGGACGAAGACGATGACATTAAAGAGTGGATTGTCAACAACATTCTTGCCGAATATCCTGAAGTTGAAGAATTGCCAAGCGGTAGAAGGATAAAGAAGTGGGTTCACGATAGTGAACAGACAGACGACCTTCTCCATGCACTCATATATTCTATGGTCGCATTCGAGACGAGGAAAGAGATTGTTGGACACGTGGACGAATACGTTGGCTTCGTTTCATGATTGAGACTTTGTATTCTTCACTATCTCTCTAACGATTGCTGAAATATTGTAGGTTCTAGCCAACGCCGAACCTGCTTCACGAATGCCTCCACCATCTAATATGCTCTTGTCGCATTGGGAAAAGACTTTTCCAACATGGATTTTTCCATCGCTTCTTGCACTAACGTAGACTATATTTTTTTCGGGTATAATGTTTATGACAAACTGAGGCTTTCTTGTTTCACTCAATCTCAGGTTACAGATTGCACTTCCAAGATTCCATTTGTGTTTGATGATTGAAATCTGGAAAGTTTCATAGTCTAAAGTGAAAATGTTTCCTCTGTCAAGAACCTTTTTCCATTCAGTTCTCCAGGAAAGAAGTAGTTCAGCAATCTTCTGTACCGATGGAGGATATGATGGTAGAACGTTAACTATCTTCTTGTCCTCGCTCTTGTACAGTTTTCCAAGCTCACCTTCTATCTCACCATATAATGTTATGAAATCGTATCCCTTATGTTCTATGTCTCTTAAAAACTCCATTAGAAGAGGCGATGCTTCATCATAGATGATTCTTCTTGGCACGTGAAAAAATTGTACGATAGCATCTATTATACTCCATTTGAATGTCGCATTTGTTCCATAGTAGATTGTTCCAGCATATTCTGGATATTTTGAAAGAAGTTTTCCATATATTTCTCCACCAATCTTCTTGTCTGTTGAAACGTCTGCTACAAGTCCGAGGATGGTAAGTTTCTCCAAAAACTCTGAGACCTTCATCCCATGAGATTGGATGTAAAGGTAGCAGTAGCCTGTTGTACAATTTTCTGTCGAACTAAAGTATTCGAGATAGCCTGTCTTCTTCAACTCCTCAAGAAATGACAAGAATTTCATGTACTCTTTTTCTCCCAAGACTTCAAGTTCTGGAGGATGGTTGTCGAGAATAGTAACTGTAATCTTTTTGTCTATAAGAGGTTTAATTCTTTGGAGAACATCTATTCCGCTTCCAATGTCAAGGACATAGACTTGCGATGGCTGATATGATAGAATTTGTTCTACATCCTTTTCTGTTAAACCGAACTTGTCCCATGTTTGAAAGATAACCTTATGCCTTTCTCCTATACTTGATAGATAAGATGATATCATGTAGGCGGATATTACTCCGTCTGCGTCATCGTCTGAAAACACTATTTTCATAGTCTATGGTAGCATGGCACTTATTTATAAATTTTATTTTATGATGTGGAAGACTTCTGTCGGGTAATCTAATTGTACTCCTCCTCTTTCGTCAAAGTCGAACAGGAACGAAATGTTTTCTAAAACCATGTTCTCTACCTTTATCTTCTCAATCTCCTTTTTCAGGTCATCCAAGGTATTATATTTTGCAACCTTAACCTCTTTAATGAAATCGTAAACCTTCTCATACAGTTCTCTTACCTCATACGCTTCCAAGTTTTTTGGAGAATGGAAGGTAAGCTGTACAGTAAGCCATCCAAGATTATATGTTGCAGTAACCTTCATCCTACTTCACTTTTTTCACATAGTCTACTGCTGTCTTGGTAACATATCCTATGATGAAGAGGAGGATTTTGAGGAAGTCGTCTGGAGAAAGCTTGTTCAATCCCGTTAGGATGGCACAGGCTATGATGGCTATGATAAACAATAATGTTGTCTTATCCAGTAGGTCTGACAATGTTGGCATAAGATAGCTCATATTATACTATTTTATAAACTTTTCTCAAAACAGTAATCTTTAAAAAAGGGAAATGTAGAATATGGTGCGATGAACGTAGACGAAAAGAAGTTGAAAGAGTTTCTGGAAAAACTTTTCTTAGAGAATGTTATAGATGTTGAGAAGGGAGTTCCGATAACAGCAGTAGAAAAGGAATATGACAAGGTTTTTCTTGAAGAATGTTTTTTGAGAAAATATATTTGTGTTGAAAGCGGTAAACTGTTTTTGAGCCAAAAGGGGGTGCAATATATTCTTGCAATGTACAGTTGAAGTTGACGAGAAAAAGCTTCTTGAGAAGGTTAAGATTTTCAAGAGCGGTGGAACATATGTTGGCATTATCCCATCGTTTAGCAAACCTGACGTGAACTACACTGTCGTATTCGACCTCGCCTCATCTCATATATCGTGTACTTGTCCTCATTTTGTTTACAGACAGAAGCCTTGCAAGCACATTGGACTGTTTATTAAAGCCATGAAAGAAAAGGGGTTCACGTGAAAAACTTTTCTATCTTCTCCGTCTTATCTTCTGACACGAAAATTCCAAGCCTCTTCAGTATCGGCATAATCTGGTTCTTTTCATAGTAGGTGTAGTCTATTTCACCTTTTTTGACGAAGTCAACTATTTTTGGAACACCTTTTCTGCAAATAACATAGTGTATGACACCATATTTTTTAAAGTCTTCTGTGACAAGACCCTTTTCTATCGCATCACGTAATGCTTTCACATGCTGTGCGTTCACCTTATATTCTTCAAGACCTTTTGAAACACTTTTGCTTAGGACAAGCATATCATCATATTTTCCACGTTTCATGTCATCTATAACTTTTCTCGCATACTCTTCAATCTCTTTTCTCGTCTTACCTTCTAAAAGCATTCTGATAACATCCTCTTGAACTTTTTTTGCAAGGTCACAGTTACCACACCATATTGGTTTTCCTTTGTATCTTACAAATATGATACCATTAGGAACTGTAACACAGAACACTTTTCCTCTATAATTTATTCTTTTAATATCTTTCTTTTCAACATAACCTTCATGAAATTTTCTTTCTCTAATCCTATATATTAAACGTTTTCCTTTATATCCCTTCTCTGTACACTCTCTTATTGTTCCCAAAGAACCACATTTTAATAACATTTCTTGTAAATCATCTGCCAAACGTTTAGAAGATGTACAGTATTCTTTAGAACCATGACTGATATAACCATCAAATTCTACAAAAGTATCTAAGAAACATCTTATCATATTACTTTCCAATTCCTTTATATTTTGGTCAACAAATTTGTCCTTCGCATGCCCATATTTGCTTAACATTTTCGCTAAAGCAGACGAATATATTGTAAATGTAGTTACTCCTTTTTTATCTGTTTTTTCTGTATATTTGAATGGCAATTTATTCAATATTTCTCTAACCAGTTGAATCTTATTTTTCTGTCCTATACGCACTTTCCTTTTATCTGCCCACCCTTCTGCTAACCATAAAGCCATGAATCTCACCCAATCCTCGGTTTTGATTTTATACCCTACTACATCAAAATAATCTTTTTTCTTTCCTTGCCATTTCGCCGTCCTCAAAAATCTATAATATGATTTCACCAGATTTCTTGCTTCAATAAACTTATACTCTTTACTCTCGTTTTCTTTAACAAGCATTCTATGTTCTGGTGTTACACCAATTTCTATACTCTTATTTTCTATTTTAATAATCTCACCATCATAATCTTTTCGTATTATTTTGATTGGTTTCTGATATTCAAGAAAGCCATCTTTTCCTAATGTTGCAACAAAATCTTCTTCCGTTACATCTCTAAAGTTCTTCCAACCATTTATTGTTAATATCTCTGTACCATCTATAAAACACCAGTCGCCTCTCTCATGTTCTAATCCAACTATCTCCATCATGTTTTTTTCACCATTTTTTCCAACCGCTATTATTCCAGCATACCTTTTCTTTACAGACGTTCCAGCACTTGAAAGGGGAAAGAGGATTTTACTCCAGTATCCTTCAAACTTCATTCTAATGTTGGAAACGTTAAACTGTTGCCTTATCGCCTCATTGATAAGGTTCTGTATAATATCCTTTTTCTCGAAAGGTGCTTGGATGAAGATAGAGTCAGTGTCACCGTAGATGACCTTGAAACCTATGCTTTCAATAAACTTGATTGTGAAGAGAATTATTTCTCTACCTTTTTCCGCAACCTTTTCTCCAACCTCTGAAGAGTATACTCTACTGTATGGGCTACTGAAGAAACCGTACATGCTGTTGACGAGAAGCTTGTAGGCCATGTATTCTATCTCATCTTTTGCCTTCTCCTTCTGCTCCAAATATTCTTTCACTATCGGTATAAAAACCTCTTTTCTATCCCAAGGTGCAAGTTCAAATCCTATGAGGATATTCGGGTAAAGTGAATTGTGTGTTAGGATGCCGTTTGCAAAATAGTATGGAAATTCCTCCCATTCTAACGTTATATCGTAAACGGGCCCATTATACTTATATGTTTCTATATTTTTGATTTTCTCGATGGAAACATAAGGGTTTCTGTTTCTATTACCCTTACATATTACATGCATACATAATCCGAATTTTGGATGTTTCCCCATTCTCTTTGAACCTAAAATCCTTTCACGAATAATGTTACGAAGTTTCTCGTTTTTAACTGAGGAGATAAATCCGATTTCAGTATAAAATTTCAGAAGAGAATAGAGACCTTTCAGTTCACAGTACCAATTTGAATATGTACGGTTACATTTGTTTTTATATGAATATTTATGGGAGTTGAAGGATATTCCAACATCATTCAAAAATTGAGAAATTATTTTGAGCTTTTCTTCATTAACCGTTGACTGAATAAATTCAATTGTCTTACGTTTTATGTTAACTGTGCCGTCTCCTTCAAAAAATCCAGATAAGAATGAAAGTTTCTCTTCTAATGAGGGATTTTTTAAGAAGTCTTCTAACCTTCGGATGAAGTCGAGAACAATATTCTTTTTCGAGAATACTAAATCGACGCCTTTTGAATTTTTCTTTCTTTTCTCATAAATGTGGATAGATGGATATTCTGAAGTTAAAGTGGAGACAATAAAATCTCTTAATTCCTTCTCATCGCTTGAAATAGAGAAAGAGATACGATATTGGTGTGAAACTCTTTTACAGTTTCTTGTTTTGTCAAAGTATGGAATATCTTTTCTTAGAAAACTTCCTTCGGCAAAAAATATTCCAAACAGTTTAGCCATTTTGTTTTCATTATAAACAGGCGGGTTTCCTTGAAATACAATCAGTTTTTCTCCTTTCCTCAATTCTTCAGCCATTCTCTCTTTTATCTTGTTTCCGATGATGACGGGAAACTTATGTTGTAAAGTAGCATCTATTGTTTTACCGCTTTCAAGCTCTATTTTTCTCAACAGTGAATTAATGTTGTAGATATGAATTTTTTTAACATGTTGCCAACCGTATGGTGTTAAAACCTCCTCTCCCTCTCTTAGAGAAGAGATTTGTGTTAACCCATGTCTTGTAATCACAAGAGTGTCTCCCCTGAGACAAGAGAAATCATATTGGAGAATGTTCTCATATATTCCTGATTTTGGCATGTGAATGTATGCACCCTTGTATTTTTCATGTGTTCGTTCCACATATGATGGACACACGTAACCAAGTGCTCTAGCACGTTTCAAGATAATGTTGGTGTGAACAGGTGAAGGTGTTACAGTGTTCTTGTCCTCACGTTTGCCTAAAACGAGGTCTGGAAAAAGGTTTGACATTTGAGCCAAATGAATTGCGAGCTTGCTGAAATGAAATTTCATGTCAACTTTTTCTGTCATAAGAGTATCCCACACATTTCTTTCCCTTATCTCCTCCTCTTTCAAGTCCTTCATTCTCTTACCCTCATAAGGTTTGGTTTCATTAAATTCTTTTGCCACATAAGATAGACTGTACCTTGACCTGTTGACCGTATAACGGTAAAATTGCATTATGTCTAGGAATCTGATAGAATGTTCATCGACATTGACACCATTCTTTCTACACCTTTTAACAAAATACTCTTTGTCCCAGTCACTGTTCCAGCCAATTAGTAGGCGAACATGTTCTTCTTTTAGGTAGGAGAGGAAATTGGATAAAATGTCCTTCTCGTCTCCCTGAAACGTTTCTATCCCATCTCTTTTCACTGAAATCGCTATAATCGGTTCTGATGCCGTCTCCTGGTCTGGGAAACCGTTTGTGTCCAAAACCTCTATATCCCAATATGCTTTCACGTTCTCGTAAGATGGGCATTTGATGCTATTGTCTATCATCCACCGTTTCGTATACGGTATGTCTCCCTCGTACACTCTTCTACCGAACCTTTCAATATTGTCTCGAAAGTTTTTCACATGTGCTGGAAACATGAAAGAATATTTTTTCACGTTCTCGTTCGTGTCAAGTGTCTTGAGAGAAGTGTTTTCTACTCGTATTGGAAACTTTGATTCGACATCGTATGCTGATGGAACAAAACAGTATGGTTCAGGATATGCTTCAACCTCTTCCACATCGTTTTCAGTGTAAAGTTTCATGTACAGTTTCCCGTTCTTGACAACATAGTTGGCGGAACAGACACCTGCTGTCATTCGACAATCTCCTTTACAATTTCATAGAGGTCTGGATGGTTTTCTTTTAACGTGGAAAGTTTAGGAGGACGAAGGTTTATTCTCCTAGCCCTTAAAACATGATATTCTATCTGTTCATCGGCATCTGTTTCAGCCACCACCTTACACTGGTTAATATATTCTCTACAAACTTTCATAGCCTCCTCGTCAGACAGTTTCAGTATGTTCACGCAAAATGGTGCAATGATAAGCCAAAGTATCCTATGTCTTCCATCAGAAACCGGATGAAGGAGTAGTCGGTAAACATAATCGTATTCGTCCAAAAAATTGGTGGGAGATGAAATACTTTCCTCATAAGATTTTGTCTTCATGAAATTTGTTGTAGAATATTTTTTTCTGATATCATCCCATGAGGAAAGCATTTCACCTCTTAACCTCCTCCCTCAGTTCCCTCAATTTCTCAGGACTTATTTTTGAGAATCCGTTGCCGTCAATGAGAAGCTCATATCTTTTCTCCCAAGCAGGTAACGTTGGATATCTGACTACAAAGAGAACCCTATGTCCATGAAGTTTCTCCGCCCTCGATTCAATATAGAGAAGGTTTTTTGTGTAATGTCCAATTATTTTTCCACCCTTGTATAAGATGCTTTCTCTACTCTGAAACGGTGCTGTCGGATTAAACGAGATATGGTTTGTTGTGAAAATGTAGACATCTGATGAGGAAAGGGCTAAAGCACTTGTCAAGCTTGAAAAGAGGATTTCTTCTGCACCGCTTCTTAATGGAAGATTCTGTCTCCCACCCTGCATAAGGGGGTCAGCGACAGTAGTAATAGAGTCGATGACAACATAGGAAATATTGTTCTTTTTCAATGTGCTAAGAAACTCTCCCTTTTCAATGTTCATTTCCTCTATCACGAACTCGTTTTTTCCACCGAGAATAATTTTTCCTTTCACTCCAAGAAAGTTTAAGAGTGTGTCGATGGTTGGAAAATATTTGAAGACAATAGAAGGTTTCACATTATATTTTCTTTCGAAAATGTCATGCCATAGTTCAATAAAGAATGGGCTTGCCTCCTCTGTCGATATAAAAAGAATGTTTCCCTTGGTCTGAGAGCATACCATGTAACCTTGTTCTAGAGAATACAATGTTTTCCCCGTCTGCGGTAAACCCATTATACCGCTAATGATTCTGGGAGGATAGACTTCTTCTGTCAGTAGGAAGTTCATACCCTTACCTTCACCTCATCCATTTATAAACTTTTAGGGATACTTGCGAGGATTCCATCTCTTCCTCTGCATTTCATGAATGTCTTGAACCGTCAGCCTCTGCATCTGCTGAATATACTCTTCTTTTGAAGCAAGCTTTGGACTGAAAGAGTATGCACCACATACTGGACATTGGACAGCACCTAATGCTCTAACACCCCATCTGAAAATGAAACCGCACAGTTGGCATTTTACGAAAACATAATATTCCCAGGGTAGCCCATACACTTCATCTATTGCTCTACGGTTACGCATACTCAATTTTGCTCACCAACTCTTTAACCTCTTCAGGAGAGAGACTTAAAACCTTTTCCCTCGGCATATTGTATGCTTTCATAATCATGTACACTACTGCCTCCATATATTCTTTTCGTTCAACATATTCTGCCACCTTCATCTGGTCAAAAGGCGTCAGTTTTCCCTTCAACATAACCTTCTTCTTCTTTTCTCTAAAACGTTCCAACATAATATTTGCTACCGTGACAGTGAATGTTCCGAGGACAAAATACAGTATACTTGTTCCAATGAAAATGCTTGAGAGTGCCAAGACTCCGGAGACGATAAGGAAAACCTTATTTTCTATTTTCAAGTAATTCACCACCTTTCTTTGCACCGACCAAAAGCCCATAATCTATTTCATCATACCATGAGAGGAGGAGGAAAATTAGCATACAAGGATGTAGAATGTAGTCGAGTGCATAGATTGGAAATACTATAACCTTTCCTTCTTTCGAAAGAACATGTTTCTCTGCCCACTTTCTCCTCTCATGTTCTGGTAAAGGTTTCTTGTAGTAAATGTACATTAGAAGGTTCTCCAAAAGCCTTGAATCCTCTTCGTCCAAGCCATACATTTCCGTGAACACTTTTCTAACATCCATCATCACAAGAATGTTAGAACACTCTTTTAAAAACCTTTCTCAACAAAGTCAAGGGTAAAGGTTTAAATTGTCTTCTAGAATATAAAATTTGAAGATAGATGGTAAACCCAAGCGTTGTTGGAACAAGCACCACAGGTGCAGTACCATATCCTCATCAGCGTAAAACTTTCTATGCTAATGGACGCTTCTGGGTCTTCTACTCTGATGGAAGGAACATGGTTTACAGGACAAGTACTGACGGTTCAACATGGAGTTCGGCTACAACTGTTAGAGCGGCAATCAATGGAAGCCTTTTTAGTGTATGGTTTGATGGAACATACCTGCATTACGCTTACGCCTATAATTCAGCAATCTATTATAG